TAGTTGGCACCGTTTTGGATTCTTCTTGTGAGTTGTTGCACCTGAGATTTTGACTCATCAGAGACGGGACAGTCTCCGTGTTCGTAGGGCTCAGTCCCTGGAACTCTAGACTCAAGTTTCTTGCAGTAGGCAATGGCTTGTGAACGACTTCCCTTTCGCAGTTCACAATGAGCGTTGTCGCACCCAATGGCAACTTGTACAGAGTGGAGTCTCTTTTTCTTCGTAAACTCAACGTATCCTTGCCAATGCCTTCTGCCTGTGTTAGGGCATTGTTCCATTTGAGCCACTCCGTATGATACGTCTCCTGAGAATAAGGGTCGTTCGTCTTGGAAGGCGGTGAAGCACCAATATTTTGAGTAAGACGATGGAGCTTCTTCGTTGACTTCGTGATCCTGCTGTTCCTTAGGAGCTGTTCTCGCTTGGCTTTTGCTCTCAATTTCATGAACTCCATTGCTGTCATGAACTCTTGGTGTTCGAGGGACATCTAAATCGAACCAACGCTCTTGATTTCCGAAGTAGAAATCTTCCATTAACTTGGCTCAAAGTGAAAGTTTATTGGTAAAAAAAAAGTTGGGCAAAATCTTACTTAGGCCGCCAGTTCCGAAGGTTGGCGTAAGGTATGTAGCCGCCTGCTGGTCTGGTTATGGTGTATTGCCTTATTCGTTTTATGAAGCGTTGTCGTTGTTTTCGTCCTGATGTGTATGAAACGATTCCACCTGGCCAACGTCTTGTCTTTCTTGGATATCTGTATATCCAATCTGGGAGTCTTCGTTGAGCAGCTGCGATGGTATTGGCTGTGATGCGTTCGAGTCGGACGGCGTCGGCAGCTCTTCGCATGGCTCGTTGAGTATCCTTATATGCAGCATATGAAATGCCCATCCTCGCGTAGCGTTGAATGTTATGTGGCCTCCAGGAAAGGTTGTTCCTTGCATTTTTCCAGCCACGTATGCGTGTTTTGGGTTTACGTCTTGTTCGTCGAATCCAAACCATTGGTTTGAATATTCTGTCGGCATGGCCGGACAGATCCAAGGTGACTGCATAGTATTACCAGTCACCTTGGATCTTGGACCATTTATGTGACCAAGATCCGAAATTTTTTTGATGTTGTTCGAAATGTCTTCTTTTGACATTGAGCATTTTCAAGATTTGCTGTTGCAACTTCGTACATCAGACAGTAAATTTGTTAAGAAGGATACTGTCGTGGCCATTTTGCAATGGCTTATCTCAAACGGCGAGCGTATCGCCGAACTGTTAAACGATACTTTCGTGGATCTCGACGATTCCGTCGCTCCGGACGAAGAGGATTCCGACGCGGAAGCAGAGGATACTTCCGTCGACGAAAGTATGCCCGACGTGGTTACCTCAGGCGCCGCAGCGCTTCTTCGCGCGGAGTCAAAAAGTTCACAGCTGTCGCAGAGTGGCGATCTTCCGCTTTCCACACCGACGGTGGCTCAGGAGGCTCCGTCCGGTCCTTCCTTCTCATCGGCACGCAGGGTTCGGGGAACTCAATCTACAATTCAACCGCAACCCCACTTCCCACACCACCTACCTGGGGCACGTTCTGGCGAGTCCCTGCTTTCATACCTACATCGCTCGGCGGGGCGTTAATGATTGTGCCTACTGCAACTAGTACGTTAGCTGGTCCCTTTTCTGCGTTTCCGGATGCTGTTGCTAATCCTCTTGGTAATGCTATTCATTGTGGTTATAGTCAGAATAGCGTTTTTACTATTGGTGAACTTGATGCTAGTACTATATTGCCTTGGGCTCAGATGTACAAGTATGTTCGTGTGAAGCGTATTCATTGCAAGTATGTGCATAAGCGTGTTATGGCTGTGTTGGGCGAGTCTGGTAACACGACTAAGTCTGATGGTACACTTGTTACGGCGTCTTCTGTCGCGTGGTTTGCTCCTTCGTTAGCTACAGTTGATCCTATTACTTCCGTTGGTAGGGCTTATCAGCCTGCGCAACATCAATGGCGTCGTGGTGGAGATATGGTGTGGATGTGTACAAAGTATACTGGTCCTGTTCCTGAGGAGTCGATTACGAATACGCAGTTGACTAATGGCGATTGGAAGCATCATGTTGGTTATTCAATTATTAAGAAGAATCCACAGCTACGACGTCGTGCTGTGTTTAGGAATGATGTAGCGTTTGGTATGCGTCCTGTTAAGTTTTCTTTTACACCGACAGTTGCTGTGGAGAAGTCTACTCCATCGCAGGCCGCTCTTCTTGGTACCGGTCCGCTCAATGAACAACAAGGTATTATTGCTCCTTCTGATTCTCAGACTACTTATTCTCGTAATCCTGCTTCTGCGATTGGTTATCGTTACAAGAAGGCTGGTTGGATGCAAATGGTTATGCCCCATTTCTCTGCAGCGTCTCATAACACTGGACAGGGTGGTGGTTATGGAACTGGGAGCTCTCCTTTGGTTGTTTTGTCGAATACTAGCACCAGTTGGACTGATCAAGTTGAGCGTTGGAGTAAGGTTCCTATGTTTGGTATGTACATGGGTTTAATGCCTGGTACAGCGGAAGTTTGGCCGCGGAACTTATTAGAGCAGGTTTCTTTTGAGCTCGAGTTTAAGGGTCTTCGTAACTTTGAGACTCTTGATGAGGATGGTTTGCCTGCTGTGTATCATAAGGATTGGGGTCTTTTGCCCACTGCTCGTATGTATTAATGTATTGGTACTCCTTTTTCATTTTACCGGGGGGAATCTCACCCTATACACGCTTAGTATTGTTTAGTTGAATCATAAATGAAAGTATTGTTGTCAACATATGAAATAATAGTAGTTAATCGTCGAACCAGAGCATCTGTTTTAGCGCGAGGCATGTTTCGTTTGTGTTGGTACCAGGAGTAGGGGTCAGAGTTGGACGTGAATATGACACACTCCATGTTGTCAAGTCGGACGAATCCTCCTTTGATTGCCCATCCTCTGCAGTGCCCATACCCTCCCAAGAGGTGGAGGAGCTCCTCGATTGGCGCCGTTCCTTCAAAATCGTCAATAAGGATGCATTTTTGATCAATGTATCCATCCCACCAGCTGGCTTGTTCTTCTGTGTAGACTTTGTGGTAGGCTTGTCCTGCATATTTGTCTGTGATGTACTCGAAAGCGAACTTGGTTTTTCCGCATCCTGGTGGTCCTGTGAGAACCAGTACTCGTAACGCTCTGTAGGACATGGGGATGATGGACTGTTGGGTGGAGAGTAGGGAACGTATACCCTTGTCGTAGCGAAGGATGGCAGTGGGGAATTCATTGCTGATCTCTCTGTAGTTGGCACCGTTTTGGATTCTTCTTGTGAGTTGTTGCACCTGAGATTTTGACTCATCAGAGACGGGACAGTCTCCGTGTTCGTAGGGCTCAGTCCCTGGAACTCTAGACTCAAGTTTCT